ACTGAGCCATCTAGATCACCTCTTTCGCGCCGAATGCGCGCGCCATCGCCAGACCCATAGCAGACAAGACCTCTGGTGTCTGTGCCTGTTTGCCAGCCGCCTTGCCGTTGATGAATGTTTCGGCGTCGGGCATCGTCTCCATCCGCTGTAGGGCCGCAATATGCCAAGACAACCACGCCGCGCGCTTGGCCTCCTGATCCATCCTATCACGCGCGCCCGCCATTTGCGCAACATATAGGCGGGGTGACAGGCCCCAAAAATCAGATGGATTGAAGCCTGCCGAAACATACGCCCGCAACATTGCCAGGAAGTCTAAGCGGCCTGGGCCTTGACCGCTTTCTTCTTTCCCACACGGCCATTTTCCTCCGGCGTTGGCGTTGCGGCCTGCATTAGTCGCGCCAATGAGTCGACGTCCACGCTCATAATGTCGCCAGCATCTTCTATCGTGGCGTCGGGGTGATGGCGCTGCAAAAACGCCAGCATCATCTTCCGCATCATGGACGCGGAAATTCCCACTCCCTCGAAGTCCTCAAAGACCTTAAGGGCGTTCTCGCCAGTTGCTTCTTCGAACCAGCACATTGCGTTAAAGTCGCAGCGCAATGTAAATGTTTTGCCGTCACACTCTGCTGTGACTTCGCCCAAGAATTTGTTGGCCATTAGTCTGCCGCCGCCAGTACGGCCTTGCCTGAGCCTTTTACGGTAAACGTGGAAGTCATCTTATCAATGGACAGTTCGCCGAATTCGTACGCTGTGACAATTCCTGAAAACGTCAACTTGATGCCGTTCGGAAATAGGACTTGGAAGCTGCCGGATTTGGCCTCAAAGGCAGTTACCAAAAGATCGGTCGCGCTTGGTACGAAATTCATCGTGATTGTGGCTTCGCCAGTTTCAGCCATGCCCGCGATATATTCCAAGTACTCGTCTGGGCTTTTCAGGCGCGTGGCGTCGATGGTGCCGCGCGTGCGTCCAGGCGGGGTGATGTTTGTCACCTCGCCCACAATCGTGTAAACAATGGGATCGGCAGTATCGCCGATTCCGAATGAAGCGTTGTAGCCGATATCGGCTGCGGTTGCGGTCATATCATGGCCTCCAATTTGTGATAAAGTCTAGTGATACGCGAAAGTTTCTATCCGGCTCGTTGCCTCCACCTTCGCGGTCATCGCGGGAACCCACCAAGAACACGCCGGAAAGGTCGATGCTGTGATAACCGTCCAGCGCGGCCCGCACAGCGCGGCTCAGCAGCTTTGCGCCGCCGTAGGTCGTGGCGTAGCAATCAGCCTGTATGCGGCCCTGTGACAGCCCGTCAGGCCCCACCAGCGTATGGTCCTCTGCATCGCTGATCGTGTTCAGCACAATGGCGGGGTATGCCAGCCCTTGCGGGTGTGTGCCGAAGTTGATCCGCGTGCCGCAGATGTTGGTCACGGCGGTAGTTGCCAGCAGGAATGCGCGGATTGCTTCTTCCATTTCCTACCCCCCCGCCTTTCGTGCGGCCTTGCGTGCAGCCCGTGCCATTGCCTTATCAATCTCGGTCATCATTTCTCGGCCAAGCCGATCCAGCGTTTTCTTGCCTTCCTGATCCCACGCGGGACGCAGGGCCGGTTGTGGCCCGTGGTTCTGGTTGCCGAACTCTTGCTGCACGCCTGCCGGATCGTTTGTTCCCACAAAGCCCTCAACCGCCGCGCGCTGATCGCGGAACATCTTGCGGTGCAATCCTGACTGTCGCTTGTTCAATTTGGTTGAATAGGAAAATGACTCAGAATACGAACCTGTCGGCCCAACCGGCGCAAGTGAGTTTGCAACCGACGCGATAGGTGTGGCTGAAGTCTTGAGAGACCGCCGCAAGACGCCCTTGCCCGCTGACTTGCTCAAGTCTTTCAGCGCCTTTTCAAGATCGGCAAACCCGGTTGTGCGCATCACCTCAGTCATCGACGCGCGCCCCCGATGTAATTTCAAGCCGACGATTGCGGCCTATTTCTTTGATGCCGTAAATCTGGAACGTCTCGCCGTTATAGGTCAGCGCATCCTTAGCAGTCAACGCGCGAGTGAACGCAGACGAACGCACCTCAAATCGGGATGTTAGGGAGGCAGACACTTCGCCGGAACGCATCTTTTCGCCGTCGCTCACGTCTGTCTTGGACGCGGCCACAGGCGTGCCGTGATTGGCCCAATTCTTAACGATTGAAAACCCGTCATCGGTTTCAGTAAAGCGCCGGAATTGGATGCGCCGATCAAGTGCGCCCGCCCCGCTAACCATACCACCGCACCCGCTCATTGCCGATCAGCGCATCAACGGCCAGCGGCACGGTTGCAAACCGCACGTCGGATATAGCCTCGCGGTGCTCATACCAGTGTGCCACAAGCATTAAAATAGCGTGCCGTATGCCTTGCGGCACATCATCGGGCGCATCGCCATACCCGGCAGTATATGTGATCCTGATCGCGTCTTGCCGGGTGTCTGCCGTTGGCCATTCGCGACCTTCCTTGGGCTTGCAAATCACATAGTCACCGTGAAGCCGTGTCTCGAAGTGATCAAGCGTGGCGGTCAACAGCGCGCCGGTGTCGTCAAAATACTGCACCGAAACCAGCGATTGAAACGGGCCAACCTCAAGGCGCGGCCTGCCGGGGGATTGCGTCTCATACTGCGCCCAAGTCTGCGTGATCATGGCGCGGCCAAGTTCGCCCTGCGCGTCAACGTGCGAAACCGCCGCCTTGATCAAGCTAGTGATCAGCGTATCGTCATCGGCAGAATCCACACGGCAGTGCGCCTTGGCCTCGGCAAGCGTTACCGGGTCTACCAAAGGTGCCGTCACAAGGCGCAGCGCGGTTGTCACTTGCTTGCCTTCTCCACGTTGCGGCGGCTGATTGCCTTTTCGGGCTTCGTCGCGCGGACGGGTTGTGCCTGCCCCGCCTCAATCATGCGGACCGCCTCTGCGTCCGACACGTCCACCACATCGCCACGGTTCTGAGAACCGGCTGCTGTTGCGCGAGCAATGAGAAGTTTGATCTGCATTGTGGATCCTTCCTGCGATCAGCTTAGTGAGGCGGCAAGTCGCCCTGCCGCCCTAGAAGCTGATTAGCTGGCGGCAAGTGCCAAGTTCTTGACCGCCGCCGCGTCGGCAAGTTCGCCGTCAAAGCGGATGTAACCGGCAATGCCGAAACCGGGCCAGAAGTCTTTATCCTGGATTGCACCGATCAGGGGTTGGCCAACCTTGCGCACGTAGTATTTGCTCATGTCGCCAAACAGCATGACCTTCGAGTTGACGCCCGAACCCAGACCAGCCATCGCTTGGTTGATCGAGTAGTTATAGCCAAGCAGCGAACCCGGCAGACCCGCTTGGATGTTGCCCATGGTCCACAGATAGTTGCCGTCGCCGTCCTTCAGCTTGCGGATGGCCGACAAGGTGCTGTCGTTGAACATGAAACCCACCTTCGGCCCAGTGCGATAGGCCGGATCAACCGAGTGCAGGAACGTGATGATCTCATCGGCGGTGATTGCAGCGGTCGCGGCTGCAACAAGACCAGCGCCCGAAGCAGTCACGATCCCGTTCGGGTCGCCCGTGCCATCGCCAACAGTCAGTTCAAGGTTCGCCCGACGGCCAAGACGCTCGCCAAGCAGATTGCCAAGGATCGTCTCAATGGCAAAGACGCTGTCGTCAGCCAGTTCTTTCGCGACCCGGATCCATTCCGTGTTGAACGCATAGGCGTTCAGCGTCTTTTCGCCAAACGTCACATCGGACCCGCCGTCATCGGTCAGGGTTGCGCCCTCGGTGTGCTTCACAACAACCGACGCAGTATCGTTCACAGTCGGCATGGTGATCGCGCCGCCGCCTGCGGTGACAATCTCGGTTGTGATGCCGGGGTTGTACATCGGCCCAAACGCCAGCATGGACTGGGTGAGAACGTTCAGGAGTTCGGTTGGAATGGTGTAACCGCCAGCCGCCGCCGTGGTCGTCTGCGCCCGGTGTTCAACCGAAGTAAAGCCGCGATCCAGAACGGCGCGGGCTTCGGCAGGCATATCACCCTTGACGCCTTGGGCTTTCAGATACTCATGGAACGCGGTGCGATAATCCATATCGCCGCCTTGGTGTGCCTCAGCAATCGGCAGGCCGGGGCGCTTGGATTCGCGGGCTTCACGCTCGGCGCGGTCGATGCTTTCGATGGTGCGCTTCTCAGCTTCTTCCAGCTTGGCCATACGATCGGCGCGGGCTTCAATCTGAGTTGCCTCATCCAGCGCCTTGTCAACGGATTGCTCCGCTTCTTTGCGCTGTTCAGGTGTAGACGTGTCGCTGATTGCGTCAAGCAGTGAGCGGGCTTCGGTGACAGCTTTTGCCGCCTGTTCCCGCAGTTCTTTTACCGTGGCCATTTACAGGGCCTCCATTTAAAGGATCTGGTCTGCCATCACGGCGATCAGTCCAGCGCTTGCCCATGGCGCGGGATGCGGGCACAGCGGGAACCGCTGTTATCGTATCAAGCGCGCCTTCTGCCGCGCCCGAAATTCTGTCGCACTCATCAGCGTGCGAAACGCTGCCAAGCTGCGAAGGCCGACCTCGGTTGTCTCAAATGCCCCACGCGGAACCACCGAAACCTCAAACAGTTCGCCGACCTTTTCAATCGACCGCAGCGGCATGTCCCCGGTTTCATCCCAAGCCTGCCGCCCGCCTTCCATTGAAAAGGCGAAACTCATTTGGTCAATGTTGCCCGCTGCAATGTTGGCCATCAGGTCGCGCGCAACGGTTGTGTCAGGAGGCGTGATTTCAACGCGCAGGCCCCGGTCGTCTTCGTAAATCTTGAGAGTACCGGATTTCTTGCGGCCAATGACGCGGCTATAGTCGTGATTGTCCAGCGCGTGAATGTCGTCGCGGGTGATCGCGTCAGCAAACGCGCCCTTGCGGATAACTTCGCGGAACATGCCAGCAATGTCTGCCTCGGTATCAAAGACAGCCGCGTAACCGAAAAGCCCCGGCGCGTCATTCTCGGCGCGGGTTTCAACCTGCATACCGGCATGAACTCGGATCTCATTCGTCATTGGTCGGCCCCTCTGCTGGAGCGGGCGGGGCGGGCGGTGCATCAAGCGGCACGGTTGCGCCCTGAATGTAAAGCACATCACCACCGGCAAGCGGTTCGCGGTTGTCAAGCGCACGCGCCTCGTTTGGCGTCAACTGGCCCGTCTGGATCGCAGTACTATTGCCGCTCATGCGCGTCATATAATCGCCGCGCAAAAGTCCGTCAAGATTAAACTCGGCAATGCGGTTTGAGCCTCGTCCGAAGAACTTGAGATTCATTTCGGCTTCAATCTGTTCCAGCCAACGCTTCATGGTGTGCTTAACCAGATGCAAATCCTGCTGTTCGGAATTGGAAAACGTGGCTCGTTCCAAGTCTTGCAGGAATGTAGGCGGCAGGCTGTAGATGCGCGCGATCTCAGTCACCGCAAACTTCTGCGATTCCATTAGCTGCATGTCGTCTGCATTTTGGCCAAGCGGCTTCAACTCATGGCCTAGCGGAATGGCCAGCACGTTACCGCCCTTGCGCGCCGATTCCCGCGTTGCCTCTGCGATATCCTTAGACGCGCGCATCGCCGCTTTGCCGGAACCAAACGGACCTTGCAGCGCAAACGCGGGCAGGCCACCATTCTTGAACAGCTTAGAACCAAACTCATTGGCGTTGACCGCCTTGCCAATGGCAACAGCGCATTGACGCAATGGCGACCGATGCGAAAGCAAGTCAGCCTTGAGAAGGAAAGTCACGTCCAGCACATCGGCCTGATCGTAGGCTACTTCTTTCCCACCATAAGGCTTGTATGTGTATTGCTTGCGCCCATTTGCCAACCGCTTGACAGACGCGCCTGGAAGCGGAAACAGGTTGATAGGCTGGCCCCGCGCATCGCGTTCTATGAGGGTGACAAACCGGCCTTCGGTCAACACAGCGGCCATCATCTGGAACCGCCAATCAAACGACGACAGATCATCATTCACGGCGTCGTGCAGCATGACCACGGAGCCGTTGACCTTAGATGCCTTGACACGCTTCTTGCCTGTCCCAGTCTTGTCGTAGACGTGAAGGGGCAAGCCCGCGATTGTGCCGCTGATAAAGTTGACCGCAGCCCAGATAGCTGGCACGCCAAGCGCTTGTTCCATGCTAACGCCTGCGTCGCCAGTGATACCGAATATTTCCATCAGCGTGCGCGGATCGGATTGAGTAAACGTCGCGCTGCGTGCCTCTGGTTTTTTGCGGCTGAAAATCCCCATCAACCTACCACCAGATTAAACTCATCATCATCCCAAGGCGACGAGGGCCCGTCGTCGCCGCGTGCTGTAGCAGCGCCAACTGCCATCGCCAAAGCTACCGCCATGTCAATCCGCCCTGTTGCCTTGTGCTTGGTAAATCGGCGCAGGTCTGCCGGTGATCTGTCAAAGGTAGCCGACATTACAGCAGATTGCAATGCAGGATTCATATGCACGCGAATGCGCCCCTCTAGGATCAGCGTTTCCAACTGATCAACGCTGCCGGGCATCCATAGTTCAACCTCGTCACCGTCTGGCGTTTCGCGCTTGCGCTTAAACCAGCCCTGCGGATGGTCGAGCATAGGAAGCGCGCCGCCCATATCCCCCACGGTTGCCTCGAAATCAGCAATCAAATAGTTATCAAAAGCCACGAAATCCAAGTCAAACCTGTCTGAATCGTCCAGTAAATCCCGCGCAACAAAGTCTAACCGCGTCTTTTTTCCCGGCGTTGCGGTGATGTATCCTGCGTCTGCCCACAGGTCATAGGGTGCGCCGTCCCTTTCGGCCCGCGCTTGCAGCGTATCCGCAGGCGTGTAGCCATGGACAAACGCCGCGAACTTGGGCCGTCCGTCCTCGGTCATGCCATCGCCAAACACCAGCGCTTTCGCGGTCAGGTCGGTCTTTGCCGAAAGGTCAAGGCCAGCCCATGCCCGTTTGCCCTCGAAGTCCTCCAGAACAAGCGTTGCATCCTCCACCTGCGCCCACATCGCGCGGCTGATCCATGCCGTTTCAGCGTCAGTCCATTCGCAGAAGTGCAAGCGGCGAATGCCGTTGGCCTTTGCCGCGATCTGCTTGGCCTGCTTAACCTGCAACGCGAGATAGTCTTCGGTTATCGTCACGCCGAGAAGCGGGTTGGCCTTGATCCAGCAAGTTGGATCCTCAAAGGCGTCATCCTCTGGATCAAGCGCGCAAATATAGGAAAACGTCGTGTCGTCATCCACGTCCTGCGCTGCAACCTTGACCGCGTGCTTGCGTTCATCCCAACAGATTGATTGCCGATCAGATCCGCTGTTTGTAATCATCACAAGCAAGGGCTGCTCGCGGAACTTGAAACCGCGTTCAAGGATTTCAATCACGCCGCCGTCTGGGTGTTCGTGGATCTCGTCACAAAGGGCAAAGTGCGGGCGCGGGCCTGATCCTGTCTTTTTTGTTTCCCGCGACACTGGGCGAAAGAACGAACCCGACTTCATGTGCGCCAAGTTGTATTCGCGCCCCGGCCCGCCGCTGCGCCTGATCACGCGGTCAAGTGATGGTGCCTTGTCTACCATGCCAACAGCATCGCGGAACAGGACGCCCGCCTGTTCTTTGGTCGCGCCAGCCGCGTATATCTGCGCGCCCGATTCATTGTCAGACACCAAACCGTAAAGGCCGATCGCGCCAACCATGGGCGACTTCCCGTTCCCCTTGCCTTGCTCGATATAGGCGCGCCGAAACCTGCGCTTGCCCGTCTTGGTCCACTTCCAGCCAAAAAGTGATCCACAAATAAACTGCTGTGAAGGCTCAAGATGAAATGGCGCGCCGTCAAACTGCCCATCCGACAAACGCAAGACGGTGCTGCAAAACCGATAGAACCGATCCGCCGCCTCGGTGTCAAAGTGCAGGCCCCGGTCCTTGCCCGTCACCAAGTCATCCAGGTGGCGCTTAGCTGCATCGCGAACGTGCGGCCCCGCAACTATCTCGCCAGCCTCCACGGCGCGCGCGTATGCAGTGGCGGGGTCAGTTGATGAATTCATCAGCCGGATCATCGTCTTCATGTCCATCCGCAGTGATCCGCGACCGCGCAGATGGCGTCATTCCGAACTCCGCAGCGTAACGCATCATGTCGCTCATCGCTTTGTTCGCCACGCCGACAAGCGGGTTTTGGATCATATTCCCGCTGACGGTTTTGATGATCAATCCGTCCGCTTGGTTCGACATCTTAGCCAGCGCGCGTTCGGCCTGCGCCCATCGCCCATAGGCTTGGCAATATGCTGCGAGCGCCGCCCGGTCCAATCCGCTAAGAACCCCAAGCGCGTCTAACTCGTCGGCAACGCGCGCCCATTCTAGATGTGCATCATCATTCAAATGCGCTGGGGGTTTAGGCTTTCGGCTTTTTGGCTTTGGTTCTTTGCTAGGAAGGGGCCGGTTGCCGGGGTTGCCCGTCAGCTTCTTGATGCTCGTCGGCGTAGGTTTAACGCCTCGCATTGAAAGCCCTCCGGACAGCGTAGCCTCTAATGATCGAAGCGCCCGTGTAAATTGCTGTGATGCCCCAAGCGTGTGAGGCTGTGACGTGATACCCGAACAAGGGAAGCACTGTGAACGTGAGCGCCAGCGAGACGCCAAACCCTATGGCTGTGGACGCTACAGCCTCAAGCGCGCTTAGGCGGCGAGGTTGCATCGTTCAGCCTTTAGCTCGTCGTATGTCTGGCCTGTGGCCTCAAGCGTTGCTGTTGCGCCTGCGAAGGCCTGCCAGCGTTGGATTATCACGTCGCAATACTTGGGATCGAGTTCCATCATCCGGCAGTCGCGGGCGGTCTTTTCACAGGCGATCAGGGTTGAGCCGCTGCCGCCGAAAACGTCAATGACAACATCCTGCCCCTTACTTGAGTTATTTATTGCCTTCTCAACCAACTCGACAGGCTTTTGCGTTGGATGGACATATTCACCCGTTGCCCCGCGTGAGTTATACCACACGTCCGACTGCGACTTGTCGCCGTGCCAGATATCCCCTTTTGAGTAAAAGATAAACTCATGCTGAGGGCGGTAGTTTGAGTTTCCTAAACCTATTGATTTCTTATCCCATACGATACACGCCGAAACAGTCATGCCGATCTGGTCGAGTGCGGACTCGAATTCCGAATATGTGCGCCATGGGAAACAGACGTATTTTGCCGCACCGCTCTTGCAAACGGATATAGCTGAACCGACAGCGTCTCGGATCATTTGAATCAATCCGTCGCCTCGCAAGTCGTCGCCCTTGATGACACCATGCTTTTTAACAGTGCCGTCGTTTGAGCCGATCTTACCAGCGCGTCCACCGCCATACCCCATCCCATAAGGCGGATCAGTAAACACCATGTCAGCCTTCAGCCCATCCATCAGCCGCTCCACCGCGTCAATGCTGGTCGAGTCCCCACACATCAGCCGATGCCGCCCCAGCAGCCACACGTCGCCCAGAACCGTCACGGGCACGGTAGGCGCGTCAGGCACCGCGTCGGGATCGGTCAGCCCTTCGGTTTCCTCAACAAAGAACGCCGCGATCTCGTCAGTATCAAAGCCGGTCAGCGAAAGGTCAAAGTCCATCGCGTCCAATTCGCCCAACTCAACCTTGAGCATCGCATCGTCCCAGCCAGCGTTTAGCGCCAGCTTATTGTCCGCAATGATGTAGGCCTTCTTTTGCGCGTCGGTCCAGCCCTCGGCAATCATGCAGGGCACG